CCGGAGCACGTGTCTGGTATTACCGAATTTGAATTCGCCGCTCACTTCAAAGCAGCGTGGATTCTTACACCCCTGTATGTACACTCGCTCCAGGCCGGGAACACGCCGGCCGCCAGTAACATACTTCACCCTGTCTCTGTTCATGCCATGCCTCCAATCTTTCTTACTTCTCGCCGTTCAGCACTTCCGAAACATACGCCGGCGACGCCGAAGCGATCACCGCAATCACCGAAGACGCCAGGCCAGGCCACTGCTCCCGCGCCGCTAGAATTCGCTGGCGCTTATCCTCAGCGAACAACCGGGCCGCAAATTCCGCCGCGCCGTTCAGTCGCTCTTCGGCTGCCATCGCTCGCAGTTTGGACTCGTTCGCCTCTGCTTGAGCCGACCGAACTACCTGTTCGGCCAGTTGCAGCTTCGACCGAAGCTCAGCGATAACCTTCCGAAGTTCGGCGATCATCGGGTCTTCTTCGCCTTCGCTCTCGACTACGTTCGACAGCACCCTGGCGAACAACAGCGAGGTTAGTGGCAAGACTGCACCGAACGTCACCGCATACACACCGAACGGTATCTGCCAGGCAGTGAAGATTTTTACACTCTGTCCGTACTCCACCGCATGTGCCAGGTTCGCGAGTACGCTCACACCTAAGGCAATCACCAGTCCCGCCGCATACGCATTCAGGTACCGGTAGGCGAACTTCGCTTTCCCCTGCAGTTTCTTCGGCGTCCTTTCGATGTGGCCGGCCAACTTGTGCGTCAGCACCGCAATCGCCGCTTCAAATGAAAACGCCCCCATCCAGGCCACCACGGTCCCGAACAAACCGGCCGGCTCAAATTGCTCGAAGGCCCACGCCGTATGCGGCAGCAGAACCGCCAGCAGCCCTACGTATACCGCCCATAAAATATGGTTCGTGTTGATCGTGAATTTACCCTTTGTCATTTCTTTTCATACTCCCCAACGCCGTACATCTTTTTCAATGCAATCCAACCGGTGCATTCACCCAGCAGAATGTCATGCGACATGATGTACTTGCGCACCCCATTTAGTTCTTTGACGGTTCTCTCGAATAATTCATCCCGCCCTACAATAACCTTATACTGCGTATCGGAACGTTTCTGCCATTTCTCAACCTCAGCCTGCAGTAGGCTATTTTTTTGAAGTGCTTGCACAAGAGCAGCGTCTCTCTCTTCGAACTGAATGCGCAAGGCATATACTTCTTCCAACAGACGATCTAGTTTCTCGTCAAGCTGAATATCAACTTCACCGGGGCCGGCAATAACGTGAAACCGATTGATGATAGATTGGATTTCTTGCAGTTCTTCGGATGTAATCATTTCGCCACCTCGTCATAGCGCTCAAATACTTCCTGCCAGTTGGTTCCAGATAGATATTCATCATAGAGGCCGTTTCTCTCGGCAAATTCAATTTGATCCAGACCGTCAATCCTGTCCATCTCTGCAAAGTTGAGCTTTGCAATGGCAACCAGTTTACGCAGCCGCCTCACTTCCTCAATCAGTCGCTCCATCGTGTGGCGTGCCTCGAAGGATATAGCGCCAATACCTTCAGCTTCATCCAGACCGTCTTCGATAACCTTCAATTCTTCCGGGGTCATGGCTTGTCGCCTTTCATGGCCTCGCGCACAATATCATCAATGGCTTCGAAATCGCGAAAATAGTGCGGGCGCTGCACCATAGTATGGATAGCCTCTAATACAGCGCGAAGCCGCGAGATCTGCGCCTGTAATCTGTCACTCTGCGCCCGATCGCTTTTAAGAAGCTCAACATATTTATTCAGCCGCTTCACTTCAGCGAGCATATCCGGGACAGCCGTGCTTGAGCGGGCGATAAAGGCGGCGTTTCTCCGATGTTCTTTCGAAGATCTATCGCTATCGTCAAAGCCGGGCCAACCGACGATTGGGGCTCTTACGCCCGCTATTTGCACCTCAACCAGGCCCTTTATGCCAGTGAATAATCTCCACTTGCCTGGCGTTCTGGCTGCATTAATCGCTGTGATTTCTTGCAATTCTTCTTCTGTCATCATTTCGCCACCTCATCCTTACATTTCTGACACTCCATCGGCTTCTTCGCCGCCGGATTCCACACATGCACCGTCCGCTGATTGCACCGGCTGCACCAGCGCTCAAGTTCCTGCCCGACCGTCAAATAAGTGTTCATCTTTGTGTCCTTTGCGTCCTTTGTGGTTCAATTGAGCCCTATTGAGCCCCAAATAGTTCTTTTGAGGCATATTGAGCGCTTTGATTGCTTTGAGAAACCGCCGCCCACCCCGCCTTCGTCAGCGTTCTGGGCCCCTTCTCAATAGACTTTTCCAGCAGCCCAACCCCCGCCAGGCCGGCCAGCGTCTGGCGAGCATCCCACTCACTCAACCCCAGCCGCTGCGCATCCGCCATCGTCACCTTTCCGCCGCGCTGCGCCGCGCATTCCAGTACCGCCAGCTCCCGTTCCTTCAGACCATTCCCCTGAGCAGTAGCCCCCGCCGGCACCTCAACCAAAAACGCCTGCGCCTGGATCGTTCGCGCAGCATGACTGATCAACAGCCGCCCTGGGCGCTTTGGCAGATCCTGCGCTCCCGACCGGCCCAGGATCACCTGAGAGTCGTAACTGCTGGGCACCGCAAAGCTGATCCGGGTGCTCAAATTCGCCTTGATAATCGTCTGCACTGCGCCGGCGTCCGGCCGCTGCGTTGCGATCACCGGATGCACCCCGTATGCCCCACAGCGAGCGACCAGATCATGCAGCAGCCCCTGGCAGCCCTCAGGAATGAACGCCGCCTCATCAATCACCGGCACCAAAACATCCAGCTTCTGTGCCGCCTGGGCATTGTATTCCGGCAAACTGGTCACACCAGACTGTTTGAACAGCTCCCGCCGTCGCTCAGCCTCGGCCATTACAATCAGCAGCAGCGCTTCCAGATCATTGTCAACCAAAACGCCCATCCGGCCCTGGTAGCGGCCAAATTCCTGACCGTCCTTGCCGTCCCACAGGAATAAGCGCGCCCGGCCGCCGTGCTCCAGCGCCTGGATCCAGGCGTGAACGAAGCGACTCTTACCCATCCGCCGGGCGCCGCCGATCAATACAGAATCCATTACCGTCAGATCCAACCACAGCGGCCCGCGCTTGGTCATCCCAATCGGCACCGCCACCGGGCTGGGCTGTGAACTCAGATCCAGCACCACCGCCGTCAGCTCCGCCTGAAGCTGCTGTTCGTAATCCACCTGGAAGAACACGCCCCGCGTATTGGTTTTGATCACCCGTCGCCCCTGCAGCGCCGTGCTCAGGTGGTGCGTAAAGCGCGCATTCAACAGCGTATCAATGCTTTTCACCGCCAGCGGATCAATCGCTAAAATCACACGGTCTTCCCTGGGCCAGACCCAGAACACCGTTTCTGGCAGATCCTCCACCAGGTGCGGACGGATCAACCGTTCAAATGCCAGCGCCGCCGCCTTAACCACCGCCTCGTGTAACCGATTACTGTTCTGCATTTGCTTCACTCCAATCGGCGTCAATCGCCTCGACTGCCGCCTGATCCCCAATCTCAGCCGGCAAACTATTTACAATTCGAAAGAGCGGCCTGGGCCCGCTCCTCGATAACGGCCGCTGATCCCCCAGCATCATCTCCCGCATCTGCGGCAGAGTCGGCGCTGTACCAGCCGCCGCCAGCGCTCGCAGCGCCTCAACCAACTGCGCCTGGCCTGCCACAACACTCTGAGCCCCCTCGCTCACCTCCTGAGTCACCGCACCCTGCGCCGTGTTCTCCAACTGTGGCCACAGCGACCGGTTAGGTATCAGCACCGTCAGGCTCCCCCCGCGCTCATCTATGATCGTTCCATCCGGCTGCTGCTTCCGCCGATTGCTCTCCGCCAGACCAAACCGCCAGCCCAGCCAGATCAGCAGCACCAGCACCAGGCTGCCGGCCACATATGGCGCCCCCGCCAACAGCAGGTTCGTCCGTTCGGCGCGGACGATACCCAAACTGCGCAGCTTATCAGCGTCCATCCGGGACCGCTCCAGAGCCGCCTGCTCTGCTGTCACCACCGTCTGCGTCTGCACCCAGGCCCGCTGCGTGCCGGTCGCCTGCGCCTGGGCCGTCGCCGTTTTATCGGCGATCAGGAACGCCATTCCAATGGCCGTCGCCGTGCCCTGCGCTTCCTGCGCTGCCTGAGTCTGCACCCAGGCCCGCTGGGTTTCAATCACATGCGCCTGGGCCGTCGCCTGGCTCTGTGCCTCGGCCGTCGCCGTCTCTGCCTGGTTGTATTCGGCTGTGATCTGCGCCGCGGCCGCGGTGGCCTGGGCCACTGCTGTTTGTTGTACCCCAGCGGTCGCAGTGGCCTCGATGGCCTGGTCGGTGCGCCGCATGTCCACGCGGGCGGCTTCCAGCCGCTGAGCTTCAGCGGTGGTGGTGCGCATGATACGTTCGGCTTCAATCGTGGCAGTAGCGCCGATCACCTGAGCGGTTGCCGTGGAACGCTGAGAGTCCGCCTGCGCCGCGTAATAGTCGGCGGACATACACGATGTCAACAGGAAGGCAAGAACAAAAAAGATAATTGTATTCTTCATAACTGCTGTACCTCTATCATTCATCCTGGGTGCCTTTACCTAACAACAATGTCCCAGATCGAAATTCCTGGAAGAGCGTCCTTCCGGAATCCATCACCGCATAAGGTAAAAAAATCTCTGCCAACTCAGCCTGATTGGCTTCTATAAGCGCCATCTGCGCCGCACACCATTCCTTGATAATCCGCCAGGCTACCCGCTGCGCCTGTGCTGCGGTTTTGAATTTATTTGGTACAGCAGGATCGAGCTGCAACACAGTCTGCACGCCTTTGAAATTAGACGGCAGTCTATAGTTGACCCACCGTCCCAAAATCTGTACAACAAACGTCACTGCTGATGGCTGGCCAAGCTCATCATAATCAACGCTGATCGTCTTCGCTCCTGCCCGCGCTAAGATCTGTTGTATTTCCATCACCGTCTTTTCAGACATAACCTGGGTTGTGTAATTTAGAATAGGCATTTCACTACTCTTCAGCCTCGCCGTTATCAAACTTAACCGCCCGGGCGTCTCGCTCTTCAACTGACATGCAGTTCATCAACAGCAGCGACAACATCAGCAGCACTAACATCTTGATTTTCATCTTCACATTCCTTGTCGTACCGGCATCCGCCGGCAATAACGGCATAAACCATCAGAGCACCTATCACCCAAAAACACACACATATAATCGCAATCAACCATCCAGGCATAGGGGGCATAAGTCCGGTAATCATCGTGCCCACCTATCCTCACTGGCTGCTGGCAACTGCCGGCTGGCTGCTGCATTTTCCCGCTGGATCTGCTGCATCATCTGCAGCGCCATCAACCTGGTCATCACATCCAGCGGATCCCCGGCCGGCTTAGGCAGTGCTTCCGGCTGAGCCAACAGAACCGGCTGAGCTTGTCTTTTCAGGCTACCGGCTACAGGATACTGGCTACCCTTCGCCTTCCTCCACATCCACGTCCCCACCACCCCCACCGCAGCCAACACCACCAGCCACGCCACCAGGCTGATCACCTGCTCCAGCAGCGTCACACCCACCGCCATCTGCGCCGCCTGGGCCGCCGCTTCCGCCGCCCGCGCCGCCTCAAATGCCGCCGCCGAACTGGCGATATACCCCAGCGCCATCACCCCCATCACCAACACCAGCAAAATTACAACCAAAATCATCGCAGCCTCCTCACCAACTCATCATCCATGTTGCCGGCATCCCGATCCACGAGCAGTAACCGATCAGGCGCCCGATCCCGCTCTGCGGGTTGAACACGCTCACACAGGCCACCGGCCCAAAATCCACCACCAGGCCGGCCTCGTCCAACACCAGCCAGGCCAGCGCTGCCAGCAGCGCCGCTGACAAAACCGCCATAAAAACCCGTTTTGTTAGTTTCATAACAACCTCTCTTGCCCTACCTGCCTACTGTCTGACGATTGCAGACTGATCACTCCGGCGCAGTACACGCAGCGCAGGCACCAGCTCTCTGCGCGCCCATGGATTGGTTCCATGAACTCATGCCGGCAGGTCCGGGCGCGCTCAGCCCGGATGCTGCGCATCTGGAAGATCCGGTGCAGCTCGAATTGATCCAGGCGATGGTAATTCACCAGGTTATTCGCCTGTTGATCCTCGCTCACCTGCGCCCGCCAGACGTGGATACTCATAGCCGCCGCCCTGCGACATTCCGCGTGACTCTCGGCCTGGCTGCCGGCCCCGGCTGCGCATTCGCCACCACCTTGTCCACCCGCGCCTGCATTTCCGGATCCAATCCGCTGTCGTGCACATTGCAGGCGCTGCACAGCCCCTTTTTATTGACCTTCTTCTCCAGCCCGCAGTGCCGGCAAGTTTTGCCGCTTTTTACAAATGGGTTGTACTTCTGCGACAGGTCCGCCTCGTATTCCGGGATCACCAACTCAGGGTCTACAATCCGGTGCAGCAAGGCGCCATTTTTACCGCGCACATACTCCAACACATCATCCGCCAGGAGCTGGTTCACCGCTTCAACCAGCTCCTCCTGGCGCTTGGTCAGACTCCGCAGCGACCACAGCGACAGCGGCCCGCGCCGCTTCAGGATATTCAAGACTCTAATCTCCATCTCGTTCATCACTCCCCCTCCAGCGCCTCGATTTCGGTATCGAAGAACTCATCTACAGTTTCCGGGATCATCTCTTGGGCGTGCATCTGGGCCGCCTTCACCAGCGCCGAAAATGAGCCGGATGCATCAAACGCCGACTCGTTCAAGCTCTCAAGCGATCCGCCCACCCGCTCAACTCGTACCGTTACCGTAATCCGCAGTGCCAACTGCGTTTCATCCTGAACCGCCCTATCGAGCGGCTTGGGTTCCTGCAGCTTCCGTACCGCCCGCTCATAACTCCCCGCCAGATCCGGATCGCTCGCCATTGCAAGCGCCTGCTCTAATCCATCAGCCTCGTGCGAAGACCACACTGGCCCATCGTACCAATCAGCCCAGCTCGCCTGGTACTCCCGCACCCAGACTGACGTATAATTGTCACCCAGCCAACCCAGCTCAATCTCCGCCATCCCCGGGATCTTCAACAGCGACCGCTGAGTATCAAACGCCTGGTGATACGGCAGCAGCTCCGGCACCAGCTTTTGGTTGACCTGAGCCAACCACTGCACCGACCGCTCTTCAGCCGCCAACCGCGCCGCCTCAGCTTCCATCTGCTTAGTCGCCTGCCGGGCCGCCTGCGCCGTCCGGCAAACTTCTACCAATTTAACTACACCCTCAGGAATATTCTCGTCCATCACATGCCTCCGTTTTTCTAACCTTTCCTGATTTCTCGTCGAGGGGGGAACCTGGTTCAAATCATCCCCAGGCCCCCCTCGACAGCCGCCCCGCCGTTCGATGCATCGCCCCGACCAACGCAGCCGGTCTTATCCCGAACGGAGCAGCTTCCCGTAATTACTGACTACTGACTACTGACTACTGGTTTGTTTGCATTCCCCTTCTGTTTCTGCTACACTACTATTAACCAATGCCGCCTGGCTCACAAACGCCGCCAGGTCAACCCGGCGTACCCTCACGCACCGCCCGAATCTCAGCGACGCCAGCTTTCCGTCTTTGATCGCCCGGTACACCGTACTGGCCCCGCACTTCAACACCTGCGCTGCCTCATCGACAGTCAGCAGGTCCAGGTTCAGCGCCCATTCCGGCGTTGGCGCCGGCCCGATCATCGAAGCCAGGTCCGCTCTTGGCTCAAGCGGATCAGCGATATCAATCACCGCAGTCGGAAGAACGACATAACCGCCGATCTCTTCGCTCATTTTAGACCTCGCTGTTATGGATCACCGGAGTCGTCGCCGCTTCATCCTGGACCGGTAATATCTCGGCCGGCAGAGTCTTTTGGTACTCACGAGCAATCAACCATCGGATCATGCCGGACTGCGTCCGCATCTCACGCCGACACAGCGCATCCAGCATCAACATTTCCGGCCCCTTCAATCGTACATTAAGCATCTTCTCAGCTTCTTCAGCCATTCCGTAATCTCCTTGAGTAACTCGTATATAACAAGTCTCTTGTATGTTAGCAGAATACTTTTGAAATGTCAAGCAGTTTATATAATATGCTTTACAATTCACTTATGAGATTTAGCGATTGGATTACCCTCAAATACGTTGAATGGCGCGGCAATGCTGTTGGTCGTGAAAAAACCATCTCCGATTTTGCCGAATATATTGGCGTTTCCCAATCGCTCATGTCTTTGTGGATGAAACCAAAAGGTGGTAGCGTTCCTCGGTCTCAAGACTCTATATCAAAACTCATTGCTAGATACGGCGTTGAAGTCTACGACATCCTCAATATCGCCACGCCCGATCCGCTTCTTACCGAAATAACAACCAATTGGGGAATACTAACGGATGAAGAAAAAAGAAAAATCCAAGAGATCATTGACCAATCCCAACCCAACGCCCAGCGCGCCAGCGCCCCAGGCGCCGCCAAAACTCGACCCCGCAACATTTAACAACGTACCACCGTTCCGGCGCATCCACATCGCCTTGCTCCTGATCGCCGCCCAGCTCCGCTACCTGAGCACCTTTAACTACGGCCGCCTGATCCTTGCCGCTTCGCTGATCGGCGCCGCCATTGGGCTCGCCAACCTGGCCGGCCCATTATCCCTCTTCCAGGCCCTGATCAGCCTGGCGCTCTCCTTCTCGGCTCCCATCGCCTACCTGCACAAATCGGCCCTCAGCCTCAAAACCCTCTACACCGGCCTGGCCGTCATCACCGTATCTATGGCCGGCGCCTACCTCACCCCCGTCATCATCCCCCGCTCGCCCATCCTCGCCTTCATCCTCCCCGTCGCCCTCGCTGCCGTAGTTGTAACCATCATCGGCGCCACCGTCAAATTCATCGCCACCGCCGGCGTCGCCCTCTCACCCAGGGCATAAATCTCAACCGTTTCCACAGAAACACCCGAAAGGGGAATATATATGAAAACCAATAAAATCTCTAAACCGCTTCTCATTATTGTCGGTGCATTGATCGCCCTCTGTATTATCTGCATCACCGCCGCTGCTATTTACAATGCTACCCCGGCCGGCAAAGCCTCGCTAACCGAAGTTGCCGCCGAAAAACAAACACAGACTGCTCAGCCAACTAAAACCACCGCACCCACAGAGACCCCTGTCCCAACAAATACCACAGGTCCCACAGACACACCTGCGCCCACAAATACTACTGCGCCTACCAACACCCCCGTTCCAACAAACACGCCGACCCCCGCCCCAGACCCCATCATATTGACCGGCACAGGTGACAGCGTGGTAGACCTCTCGAAATGGGATGGCGCAGCGCTTCTGAAAATCAGATATACCGGTGGAGGTAATTTTTCTATATTCAACTACTCTGCGGATGGCGAAAAAATAGACCTACTGGTCAACACCATCGGTAGCTACCATGGCACCCTGCTGATTGATATCACCGAAAATACTACCCGCTTTGAAGTAACTGCGTCTGGCCCCTGGGAAATCAACGTCTACCCATTCACAAAAGATTACGTACGTGCCGAGGCCATCCCCAGCACCATCACAGGCGAAGGAGACGATGTCATTGTTCTTACTACCAGCATCCCCGACTTGCTGAAAGCAGATGCTACTGGAAGGGGAAACTTCGCTGTTTGGGGATACACCGCATCCGGCCGTGATTTACTGATCAACGAAATCGCTCCCTATCAGGGTACCGTTGTACTTGATAGAAAGACATTCATGATCACAATCCATGCTGAAGGCCCCTGGACCCTGGAAATCACAACCAAGCCGTGACAAAAGAATAGACTATGCACACCTCCCTCTTTCTTACCGCCGACTACGCCAATCTCACCGCCGAAGGTAAACTGAACATCATGGGCATATTCAGCGTCATCTACGCCCGCCAGTTTCCTGCCCGTCACCCATCCATGCACCTCATCGTCAAACTGGAAGCCGATCTCGGCGAAGACGGTCAAACCCGCGACCTCCGTATCTTGCTTCTCGACCCAGACGGCCACCGCCTTCTTGAAGTAGGTAGCGAAATGCAAGTTCCCCACCGCACCAAAGGCCAAAAGCCCGAAATCAACGCCATTATTGCCATCCGTGATGTCGTCTTTCCTGTTCCCGGCCCCTACAGTTTCGTCCTCATCGTAGACAAAGATCACAAAAGCAGCCTCTCTCTCTTGGTCGAAACCCTGGATGTTTCCGCCCCAGCTCAACAATGACCACCAAAGCAGCCAGGTTGCTCAAACGAATGCGCCGTTCCAAGGCCGGCTGGAAACGTGCTGACCTAGATACCCTCTATCTGGGCCATGGTTTTGTTATAATAAATGGTAGCAATCACGACATCGTCAAGCACCCCGATCACCAGCATCTACGCACCACCCTCCCGCGCCACGTCACCCTTGCCCGTGGATACGTCGAGCAGGCAGTCAAACTGATAGACCAACTTTTAGAGTTACAAAGAAAGGACACCAACCATGAACCAGATCCTTCTTAAACAAGCTACGCAACTGGCCAACCGTCCATACCGCTATGAAGTTCGCCTGGACGAGACCACCACCGGCGAACCCATCTACTTCGCCTCGTGCCAGGACATCGAAGGCTGCCACGCCCAGGGCCAAACCCCCGAAGAAGCCCTTCAAAACCTTGTCTCGGCCCGGGCCGACTTTATCTACAGCCTTCTCGAAGACGGCCTCCCCGTCCCAGAGCCAACCTCATTCGCCACCGTCTCCACAGCCGGCGCCCAGTTATGGGAAGCAGTAGTTACCCAAAACCAAGAGCACGCCGTCTTCTCCGTCTTCCAACTGGTCTCCGCCCGCTGACCCCTGTATTTACTGGCTACAGTCTACTGACTACTGACACATGGCCATCCGCCGCCTAAACCACGAAGGCTCCCTCTCCCAACTACCCTCCGGATCCTGGCGCGCCCAAATCACCCTGGATGGCCGCCGCATTGGCAAGAGCTTCAAAAAACAAGCCCAGGCCCGCGACTGGCTGCGCGAAATGGCCAACCAGAAAGCCGGCGGCCTCAACATCGACGCCTACAACACCACCGTCTCAAAAATCGTAGACCTCTGGTACAAAACCAAGACCAAACTCCGCCCCAACACCCGCGCCCTCTACGAACGGACCATCCGCCTGCACCTCAAACCCCTGCTGGGCGCCAGAAAGCTGGCCGACCTCACCCCCCTCATCATCCAGGACGCCTACAACAAATTCATCGTCAAAAAGCCAAAGCAGCGCACCCTCGAAATCATGCACTCCGACATCCTGCGCCCCGCCCTCGACTACGCCCTCAAATACAGCATCATCACCCGCAACCCTGCCGAGCTGGTAGACCTGCCCCAGGTACCCAGCACCACGAACGACGAAGACACAGACCTTCAGGTCTGGAATGAAACCCAGGTCAGCTCCTTCATGGTTGTAGTGGCCGGGCACCGAAACGAAAACCTCTACCGCCTGGCCCTGACCACCGGCATGCGCATCGGCGAAATCTGCGGCCTCCAATGGACAGACGTCGACTGGCTAGACTCCACCATCCGCGTCCAACGCCAGGTCACCCGGCACCCCAGCGGCCGTGGCTGGTCCTTCGCCGCCCCCAAAACCAAAAACGCCCGCCGCCTCATCAAAATTGGCCCCAACCTCCTCGACGCCCTGCGCCGCCAACAAGACCTGATCACCCTGGCCCGCAAAATCGCCAAAGCCCGCTGGAGCGAGAATGACCTCGTCTTCCCCTCAACCGTCGGCAACCCCCAGCACCCCGACATCGTGCGCCCCCAATTCCAGCGCCTCAGCGCCGCCGCCGGCAACCCCATCATCCGCATCCACGACATGCGCCACACCGCAGCCACCATCATGCTGCACAACGGCATCCCCCTGATCCAGGTTAGCACGATCCTGGGCCACGCCAAACCATCCATCACCCTCGACCTATACGGCCACTACCTGCCGCCAGGCGAAGACGCGGTCCTCCTCATGGACAACGTCACCAGCCCGACGCCAATAGACGTACCCATAAAAAGGCCTGTCGCCATCCGGCGATAGCAGCCCTTGCATTCCCAGGCATAGACTGATAATATCAACCCATGCCACCCGGCGCCCCCCTCTGCCGGCTGTCATGCCTCCGAGCCGCCCCCGCACCGATCACATCACCGCCGGGCGGCTCACTGTTTAAGCTTCCGCGGGCCCAAACTACACACGAATTGCACACGACATTTTTCAGAATATGCCACACCCCCCTAAAAACGGGTGTACCCCCCACCAGTGGGGGTATTTTTGCCCAAAAACAGGCTATTTTAGACTATAGCAATGGTAAGAAAGCATCGCTATTTTCATTTCTCTAGTGTTATCCATCGCCATACGTCCCATGCTTCTCATTTTACCTCGTTATACCCCCGAAAAACATGACTTTCGTGTCACTGGTTTCACTGCGTCGCTGCTGTTTGCACACGATTTGCACACATGGGCCCAAGTCCTTTACAACGGCTAACATCCGAACATCTTCGGATAATCCTGCCAACTTCTTTGGAGGCCCCAGAGTAATGAGTACTCTGGGGCCACGTTTTGCTGTATTGATAAGTGTGATTATCTTTACAGCCTCCCTCCCCCATGCTATCATTATCCCAGGGAGCACAACATGAATGCACAGGAATTTGTTAACATCTGGCGACATAATACTCAAAAAGAAACTTCTTTTGATCGTGAACATTTCAACAATCTTTGCGCTCTAATCGGCCACCCAACTCCAAATGCATTTGATCCAACTGGAAAAATTTTTGGCTTCCAATCTGACCTTAAAAAAAGCAGCGGGGCAAAGGGATATGCTGATGTCTGGTACAAAGATCATTTTGCTTGGGAATACAAAGGACCCGATGGCAATTTTGAGGCAGCCTTTGATCAGCTACTTCAATATCACGGAGCTTTAGGAAATCCCCCCTTATTGATTGTTGCCAATGCTCAAAAGATCGTTATTCGTACCAAATTTACAAACACACCAACTCGTGAATATACGCTGACTCTGGATGATTTGCTCACCCATGAAGGGATGAGCCTTTTACATAATATTTTCACCAACCCAGATGCATTCAAAAATATACAAGAAACAGACGAGGTTAGTGAAAAAGCCGCGGAAAAGTTTGGTGAAATCGCCATTCGGCTACAGGCCAAATACCCGCCGTTAGAAGTCGCCCATTTTCTGATTCGACTTCTGTTCTGCCTCTTTGCAGAAGATGCAGATTTACTACCCAACCAAATGATCACACGATTAATTCACAGCACCAGCACACAGCCGAAAGAATTTCGCGATCTTTTACAGCAAATCTTTGGCCTGATGGCCGCTGGGGGGCGTTTTGGTTTTGATAAAATTCTGCACTTCAATGGCTATCTTTTCGATAATGCTGCATCTTTGCTACTGGATAGCAAAAGCCTGCAAACTCTGGTTGAAATCAGCGACCTGGATTGGTTCCGTATTCGACCCTCGATATTTGGAACGTTATTTGAACGGGGGTTAGACCCCACCAAACGCAGCCAATTGGGGGCCCATTACACCAGCGAAGAGGATATTCTGTTAATTATTGAACCAGTTCTGATGGAACCATTGCGCCGGCAATGGACTGAAATCAAAGCCCAGGCCTTGGCGATAGCTGCCAAGCGTGACATGGCCAAAGGTAAAGAACGGGAGAACCTGGAAAAGAAACTAAGTGAACTTCTAATGGGATTTGCGTATGAAATCGGGCATGTCCGGGTTCTCGACGCTGCCTGCGGCTCAGGTAATTTTCTTTATGTTGCGTTGCGGTTGCTGCTCGAGTTAGAACAAGAAGTCATCCGCATGGCTGGGTATCTTGGAATCGGCAACTTTTTTCCAAACGTTGGGCCGCATCAACTTCATGGAATTGAGATCAACGAATACGCCCACCAACTTGCACAGGCCACCATCTGGATCGGTTACTTACAATGGCTAAAAGACCACGGTTTCGGGGTGGCAGATCCAGTTTTAAAGCCACTGAATAATATTCAGCACATGGATGCCATTATGTTTGTAGATGAAAAAGGCGTTCCACATGAACCCGACTGGCCAGAAGCAACTGCGATCATAGGAAACCCTCCATTCTTAGGAAGTCAAAAACAATTGTCTGAGTTGGGCGGAAAATACACCCAACAAATGAATGCACTCTATCGGGATCGAGTACCAGGAAAAAGTGATCTTGTATGTTATTGGTTTGAAAAGGCTCGCCGACAAATTGAAAACGGCAAGTGCAAAAGAGCAGGATTAATTGCAACACAGTCCATTCGCAAGGGCCTCAGTCGTACAGTATTAGATCGCATCAAAGAAACTGGCGATATATTCATGGCTTACAGCGATCGCCCCTGGATATTAGATGGAGCTGCTGTCCGTGTTTCCATTGTATGTTTCGATCAAGGTCAAGAAAACAGTCGGAGACTAGACGAAAAGCCAGTAGAAACAATAAATTCAGATTTAAGCGCAACAGTTGACGTCAACACCGCAATTCGCCTAATGGAAAACGATCAAATCGTCTTCCCAGGTACAAAAAAATACGGCGATTTTGATATAGACTATGAAACTGCACAAACCTTTTTAGCAGCTCAAAACAATCCAAATGGCAGGCCAAATCGCGATGTTATCAAACCTTGGAGAAATGGCAGCGATCTAGTAGGCAAAAACAAAAACAAGTGGATTATTGATTTTGGTGTGCAAATGACCGAAGGACAGGCATCTCAATATGAACTGCCTTATGAGTATGTAAAAACACAGGTCAAGCCAGGACGAGAAAAGGAACGCATCGAAAAAATAAGAAATCAATGGTGGTTGTTTGAGCGCTCTCGCCCCGAGATGCGTCAGGCAATTTCAGGATTAAAAAGATACATCGCCACCCCTGTAGTTTCAAAATATCGAATTTTTGTTTGGTTGGACTCAACAGTACTACCGGATGCAAAGGTTATGGTATTTGCTCGCGAGGATGATTATTTTTTTGGCATCCTACATGCACGCCCGCATGAAATATGGGCACTTGCTAATGGAGCTCGACATGGTGTTGGCAATGATCCAACATACAACAGCACCACATGTTTTGAAACTTACCCCTTCCCTTGGTCACCCGGTCAAGAACCAGTTGGAGATTCTCGTGTCGAAGCCATCACTCAGGCCGCCCGCGAACTGTTGCAAATGCGCGATAATGTCCTAAAAGACGGAGAGACTCTCACCGGTCTTTACAATAAGCGCCCAACCTGGCTAGTCAACGCCCATCGCAAACTTGACCTGGCAGTATTCGCCGCCTACGGCTGGCCGGATAATCTCAATGACGAAGAAATCCTTGAACGATTGCTAAAACTTAATTTAGAAAGGGCAAAACATGACTAAAGTACAGTTTGGATTCATTGCCACCATCGGTCTGCTACTCCTGCTGCTCCTGGTTTCACCACAACTCCGAGAAGCCTTTATCACCTTCTTTTCCGGCCTGTTTCAATAACTTACATTACCTTTACAGCCCACCCGGGCACCCACACCCAATTCCAACAAGGCTGCATGCGCTTAAACGCGCAGCCCGCTCGGTCTGAGGGGGGCAGATCGAGCGGGCTACTTTTTAAGTATACTACAAAAATCCGCCAGGCTCTACTTCAGCAGCCCGCCCAGCGCCAGCAGCGTTTCTACTGAAATCATTTCTATCGTCTCGATCTCCCCAGGATCAATCAGCAGATCGTCCGCGATCTCCGTCTCCTGGCTCATCAGTTCGGCCAGGTCTCGGTTAAACGCATCAGGATCCGCCAAACGAATAGTAACTTCCCCCTGGGCCCCCCGTGGGCCTTGTACCAGCTTTCCGTTTTCGTCTTTTTTGCCATACACATCCAGCAGCTTCGCGCGCTCGGCCTCACCGTCTTCCACCCGCTGACCAACCACGCGCGCCAGCTTACGCAGCTTCAACGCCACCTTTGACGGGATTCGGTCCTTGACCAAAGACGCCAGCCCCTCATTCGCGTCATAAAGTTCACTTATCTTAAACGTAGCCATTCCATCTCCTTTTGTTTATGATGCCGCATACGCCGGCAAGTAATAAGTTGTTGACCCGATCACCACCTGCACCCAGTCAGCCGGTGCGTCTGTGGCGGGATCTAAAGCGCTGTTCCCCATCGTGCCCTTGTATTCCAAAATACCTTCGATTCCGATCACTAACTTTAGCGTGGTATCTTGCTTGAATTGTGCCAGTGGCTGGCTCGGGCTGGCCCGGCTGTTGATGATCAGCCCGACGCAGTCCGCTGCGTCTGCATAGACATCCAGCATTGCCCCGGCCGAATTCTTTCCGAGCGCCACCCGTCCGCCGTAGAAAACGCCGCTGCCGGATTTGACACTGCTTCCCAGCGTCAGGCTGCCGTCTGCATCGAATATCGCCTTGGTGCTGACGGATGTAGCGCCGTCGCTCACCAGCCGCACATACAATTTCCCCGGGTAGCTCCCCACCCCTGGGGTAGCAGCCGCATAAAATTGCAGGCTGCCGATGGTTCGGAACGATCCGTTGATATACGCCTGAGCGCTAAACTGGCTGATCAGGTCGCTCGTATTGACCTGTACCGGCGCAGCGTCAGTCCCCCGGGCGAAGCGGCCTGTGAAGTTCGTTCCGGTGGAAGCGCTGTCGAAATAAGTGGTGTTTTGAGCAGTGACCCCGCCGCCGCTGCGGTGCAGATCCAGCGCTACCGACACATTCACCACCTCAAGTTTTCCACTAAAGTAGGAGGTGCTGGTCAGCTCGCTGAAAATCGCATACGCCGTGGTAATCCCGGTGGTCGCCATCGCTTTGATGTGGATCGCTCCCGCCCGCGTAACTGCCCCGCCGCCGCTCACCGTTGGTAGTGCAGCCGCCAACCCCCAGGAGTCTGTCACTACACTGCCTGCGCCGCTAACAAAGCATCCCCCCGTCTCTACCCCTTGCCACTCGCTGACTGTAAACCCGGCCGAATGATATAACGCTGTCAACAGGCCGTTGAGTTGAGCAACGCTCGATTGTCCAGCTACCGAATAAGTGCGGGTAAATAGTGCTGTCCATTGGGCGCCTGCGCCGTCGTAGGCATAACCGTCTACCAGCATTGCAGCACCCGCCCCCGAGCTGGGGGCCACGTCCGCCGAAATCCTTGCGTTGCCCGTTACATCGAGATTCCGGGCGGTGCGCGTGGTGCCAACGTTGGCGGCGTTGGCAACGGTGACATTGCCGTTGTTTTCGATGGTTACACGTGTCACACCTCGAGTTTGCAGCGCGATAACTCCTATGCCGGAGTCACCGCTGTCCGCTCCCACCGTGGTAGAGCCGGTGTTGATCACCCCGCCCGTCCCGCTGCCGATTCCGGTCAGCGCGGCGCCATCGCCCACAAATGCGGTTGCGGTCACCGTTCCGGTTACGGCAACGTCCCCAGGGATGCTTCCGCCGGAGACGAAGAACTCATTCACGGCATTGATCGCAGCCACAACGCTGCTCTTGGCGGCTGTGGTCAGGCTCGCCAGGTCGCCGATCTCGCCGTCCAGTTCGTTCACTGCATCCACCAGGCTGCTTTTAGCAGTTGTGGTCAAGGTAGCCAGGTCGCCCAGTTCGCTGTCCAGTTCGTTGATCGCTCCGGCCAGTGTTTTCGCCGTGGTCGTAGGTTCGGCGGTTCCGATCGCAGCTACCAGACTGCTTTTTGGCGTGGTTCCTAGGGTGGTCAAATCGCCGATCTCGCCGTCCAGTTCGTTGATTGCGCCGACCAACGTTTTGGCCGTGGTCGTAGGTTCGGCTGTTCCGATCGCAGCCACCAGGCTGCTCTTCGGCGTGGTGTTCAACGTGGTCAGGTCGCCGATCGCCGCATCGAGCTGCGCCAGTGGGCTATTTGCCACGCTGGCATCTAATGCAGCGTACGTTGCTATGGGTGTATGGTTGTTAGTACTCATGAGAGGTTCCTTTTTTAACTGTAGGCTACGGCCTGGACCACGCCGCGCACGGTCAGTTGCGCTTCGATCCGGGCCGTTTTTGCGGTCGCCGTTGAAATTTCCAAAACATTATTCTCCTGATCCGGCCTGCCGGCGCTGTCCACCAGCTCGGCCGTCAGGTCCAGCTCGAACCAGCCATTTCCGATATCGCTCACGCCTGCGCCCAGATCGCTGCCCCCATTCAGCTTATAGACCAGGTTAGACTCTGCCAGCGTGTTTCCCGCCGTTTCCTCGAAGAGCCCGTAGACGGTCGCCAGTACTGGCGTCAGCGTATGGGTGTGCGCTGGAGTGTCTCCTAATGCCGTCAATAGATAATCTCCGCCGGTCGCAACCAGATAATCACCGCCTGCATCAGTTGCCACCCGCACGGCCTCGCCTTCCGTACCGGTAATAATATAAATTTGATGGGTATGCATACTCCCATCTGTGGTGGTGCTGGATCCTGAAATCGACTTGACCGTGCTGCGCAGTGGCTGCACCCGGAATCGGAAAATGGCCTGGCTGATCCGCACATACTCATCCCCCAACCAGAAGCGGAAATTCGCCGCCTTTACGTCATCCATTTCGTCACGCCAGGTCAGCGTGTCCACGGACGCTGAGAGCTGCTGGTGAGCTGCCACTACCTTGCCCTGGGTCGCCTGGCCCAACAGCACATCTACATCACTCAGTGGCTGCCGGTCCACGGTTCCAACAGTCAACTGACTCGTGTGCAACCCCGTTGCATCCAGCGTATGCTCCACTCCCAAAACAATCAAGTCATCATCCAGGTCGTACAGCACCACCCCGTCCAGCACCTGACGATAGACCACTCTAAGCAGTTCGCCTGGCAGTATCATCGTATTGGCCCAAATACTGATCTTATAAGCGCGCAGCGGCTGGCTATAGCGCTCCAAATGCTGGTGAGCCGCCTCCAAAAGCGCATTCGCCGCCCCCTGGATATCCGCCGTAGTATTGCTGATCGGCCCAATATTCTTGAAGTCGAGCACCCGTTCAATTCGGCCATAAGCGGTTTCTGCCGCATCGTTTTTTAGATAATTGCTGGCTGTGCTCAACGTATATCCGCTCGGCGCAGCATCGGTCGCATCTGCCAGCGTCAGTTGCACTCCCCCATTTCCTGCTCCCCTGGGGATGACTCTACTCAGCACATCTGCAGCATCGTTGATTTCCTGGATATCCAGGATCACGGCGATCTCTGTTTGGGCCTCGAATGCCACCGGATCATGCACTTGCTGCACCGCCCTCACTCCGCTGCTGGCAAACCCGCTGGCTGGTCCTAACCATTCGATGTTGCGCCCGCTGCCCAGCCGCCAGTGCTCCCCAATCGCCTCACCGGTCCGTACCAGCGCAGACAAAACAGACTCTCCATCTAAGCCCGCGTAGACTCCGGTTGCCGTCGCCCCGCCGTCGCTGATCGTCCAGCCCGCCGGCGCCAGCGCCATAATCTGGTCTGGTGCATCGCTCACGCCACCCCCGGCGCCATCCGTCAGCGCCAGGCTGCCTACCGAGAGATAATTCAGCTCTCTCGACAGGTTGTTCCCGCTCACGACAAAGACTCCCAGCCCTTGTTCTGACCTGTAATCGATCTTATCCACCACTCCGCCGCCAAACACCTGGATGGCGCCATTCTTATCCACGTACCGGCATACCGCAATTCGCTTCTGTGCCAGAGCGCTGATATTCGGGTCGGCCCCCAATACCTCAAAACCATACTCCCCGCTCTTGCTCAGCGGATTCTGCACCCGAAAGACCCTCACCGCCCGTAACGGCCCAGGGCCATATTTATCCCCGCTGCCATTCTCGATATCAACCCAAAAATTACTAACCTTCACGCAATTATCCTTTGAAACCTTTGTGCCCTTTGTGTCCTTTGTGGTTCATCCAGAGCCACACCATCACGCTGCTTTTGCTATCTCGTAGCCTGCATTCACTGGCTACTGACTACTGTCAACTGACTACTCCTAAGCCCAAGCCTCATAATATTCCATACTTATACTCTTGCCGGTTCCCCCACCGCTGTAGGTGATCGTGAGCGTGTTGCTCCCCGCCAGCAACGTGAACCAGGCTGCCATGTCGGCCGTAGCCGCAAAGGTCAGGTTATCATAGGCATTGGACACCCCCGTGCAGCTCACCTGCATCAACCCACAGTCAATTACCAGGCTTCCCCCGCTGGGGATATTCCCTGTGTATGTTAGCGTCTCGCCGCCGGTGCGTGCAATCACCGGATTGGTCAAAATCGCATCACCCGCATTGATCGTGATCTTCAGGTTGCGCACCACGGCCCGACCCGGGTCGCTCGCCGATCCAACGGTCACTACCCAACTATCCGGGCTGGCGCCCAGGCTGTGACTCAGTCCGGTGTCAAAATGCAGTCCGGTGTCAAAATAGTAACCGCTGTCAAACGTCAGTCCGCCCGGCGTCCACAGCGCCCCCCGCCAGTCCGCCTCCTGCGTCACGAACCGCAGGTTGATATCCTGGATCCGTCGATACTTCGCCTGCTCGTAGTTGCGTTCGGCGTCCAGCGCCGCCAGCCGGGCATACTGCCAGTGGATATCTCCCTGGCTGGTCCGGCGGTAGAGTCTGTCACGTTTCCCCTGCAGCGCCAGCAACGCATAGTACACATTGTCGAGCCCGGCTTCCGTGGCGGACCATAGCCGGACGTTTTTCGTGCGCTCCACCGCGCCCGGGTACATTTGCCGGCCGGCATACCCATCGATCGCACCGCCTCCCGGCAGTCGCATATACGAGACTGGCGTTCCCCCGCCGCCAATCATGTCTACCTGGTTTAGGTATTCGATATCCGTCGTGCCGAACCTGACCAATCGGTACATAGACTCTCCTAAATCATCCCGTGAGCCCGCATGGCATCGACCAGGCCCTGCTTGGCTCCCCGCCGCGCCGCTGCGCCAATCGCTGCTGCGTCGCCGTTTCCGGTAATCGGGATATTGATCCCGCCCAGGTTGATCTGGATCGAACCAGGCCCCATCGCCCCGGCGCCGGCCAGAGTAGCCCCACCACCAATAGCCGCTCCTAGATCTTGGACCGCTCCAGCGATCCTTTGTTCGATCCCATCGAAGGCTTTGCTAAACCCGCTGCCCAGGCCCATGGCCATGTTCTGTCCAATCCCTGCAAATACGGTGGATGGCGACGCGATCCCCAACAGCCCCTTGATCCAATCCACGAGCCCGGTGAACAGGCTGGAAACATTCGTCGTCAGCGTCTCCCACTGTGTTTTTATTCCCTCCCATAGGCCATCCACAATCGCCTTGCCCATGTCTGAAATTGCCCCGGCGGCCAGGGCAATACCCGATGAAAACTGGGTAATCAAATCGATTGCACCCTGCTGCAGAGCCGGAATACTCTCTGCGATAGCCGAGAGGATATCGACCAGCATTTGTTTGCCGGCCGCCAGGAGCAGTGGCTTGGATTCTCGCAGCGCCATTTCCAGCGCCACGATGATCTTTGGGATTTCCAGGATCAGGGTTGGAATCGCCTCGATCAACCCGGCAGCCAACGCTACAATAATTTGCAGGGCCGCCCCAACCAGGAGCGGCAGATTTTCGAGAAGCGCGTAGATCACGGTTGGGATAATCCCTAAAATCGTTGGAATCAGAGTCGGCAGCGCCTGGGCAATCCCCAGCGCCAACGCCACGATAATCTGCACCGCCGCGTCGATGAGCATTGGCAAATTCGCCACGATGAAATTTACGATCGTCAGCACCAGTTCGATCACCATCGGCAGCAGAGTCGGCAGCAGCCCGATCACGCTGGTAATAATGCCCTGCAGGATGCCGAGCCCCGCCTGCAGCATCTGCGGCGCCTGCTTGGCCAGGCTGCCGACGATATCGCCGATCACCCCCCCAATTCCCTCGGCCATCTTGCCGATATCCCCGTCCGACCCTTTGACAACCTCCGCAAACTGCTGCATATAGCCGCCGGCCTCGTCGGCCAGGCTCTGAAACCCTGGTACCAGCGCCGCTGCAATGGTGCCAGCCGTGCCCTGCATTCCGCTTTTCAACGACTCCAGCGTATCCCCGAAGGTTTCCAGGCTGTCAACGTCATCTTCTCCAATCACCGCCCCCATGGTGTTTGCCTCTTCGCTCAGCCTGGCAATTTCTTCGCTGCCGGCCTTGATCAACGGGTTCAGCTCCTGGGCGCTCTTGCCAAACAGATCCATGGCGATAACATCTCGCTCGGTCTCGTTTGTCATATTGCCCAGGGCTGTGATCGCGTCCGAGAAAACCGCTTCGCTGTCACGCAAATTACCGTCAACATCTGTAACGGATACACCTAACTGATCAAAAGCGGCGGCTTGAGGCCCCATATTGATATCGCCATAAGCTCTTCCAGCAGCTTTCAGTTCCTCAAGCTTTTTATTGTATTCATCTGTTCCTTCAGTAAGCCCCGATAATTCTTTTCTTACATTCTCTAATTTTCTGAAGGCTTCATTTGATTTATCGTTGAAATCTCCTGTCTGCTCTACCGCCGCCCCCATCCCCCGGGTCAAACGCGCCATGGCCCCGGTGATCGTCTCCGTAGTTGTGCCGACCTGTTTGGCCACATAATCCAGCTCCTGTAAGCGCGTGGTACTGATTCCGGTTTTGATACTCAGATCCACCAGTTCCCCGGCGCCGGCAGCCGCATCTAATACGAGCTTACCGATCCCGGCGCTCAGCCCGGCCACGGCCGCGGCCAGGCTGAGCACTGCTGTAATTCCGGCCTTCAGAGCCGTTCCCAGCCCGCTGGCAATTCCACCCATCCCCGCCAGCAGCCCGCCGGTAGTTTCGCTTTTCTCCCCCAGGTCGGCGACCGACTCCGACGCATCTTCCGAACCGCTCTGCATCTCAGCCAGGGCGCTTTCTGTGCTGCCCAGCTCGCTTTCCATCTTGCCCAGCGCTTCGGTCTGTTTGTTCAGCTCGATCAGGGCGTTTTGCGCCGCTACACTGTTCTCTCCCTCAGCCTCAACCTGGCGCTCATATTCGACCGTCAGCGCCGCAACTTTCTCTTTTTGTAGGGCAATCTGGTCGGTCAGGCTCTTCGCCCGCTGCTCCAGGCCGTTAGCCGATTTCGTCCAATCCCCCAGGCTGGCTGCGGAAGCCCGGAAGCCCGATTCCAGGACTCTGATATCCCGGTTAATTGCCGATATTCCGGTCTTGAAATCCGTCGTATCTGCCCCAAATCTGGCGCTTAACCGTTTATCTCCAGCCATCGCTCACATCCTCATCATTCGTGTAAGGTATACCGTGTCAACCATTCGGCCAGGCCTGGGCCGGTCTTGCACCAAACACCATGGCCAATCTGTGCCCAATCGCCGCTACTGCTGATCACAAACCATTCCGTATCGTGCACCAGGTCGCCCACATCGCGGTACTGCGCACCAGGGCCGGCCCGCACATTCAACGCCCCGGCCAGCACCCGGATTTTTCCGATCACCGTCGGCCTGCTCTCCGGATCAGGGGGTGGTGGGGGAACCTCTCCCGCCCACACAAACGCCGCAATCGCGCCTCCCCGCTCCGGGCCGCCGTCATGCAGGTACAAATGATCCAGCGACCAGAAGCTCGCAGCCAGACAGCCCCGTTCGACTGCCCTGAGTAGGAATGCCCGGATTTCGTCTCTGTCTGGACCCGGCGAGGCGTAGCCGTCGCCGATGTAGGCCCGTCCTACCGGTGCAAATGGTAGCGCCTTCAGGGCGCTCAATTGCTGCATGCTCCGATCCAGGTCGGACACTGCGTTACCCTTGCCCCAATAGACCTGCGGCATATGCAGATCTGCAATACTCAGGAACTCTGCCCACGGCAACTCCCGGTGCAGCGACGGGAATCGATAACTGCACAGCGCCACCGGAACGTCAATCCGAGCAATCCCAGCCACAAAGCGCTTGGCCCGCTCTACCTGGCCGAAAACCTTGTACTGCGATTCTGCATCAACAATGTATCCGGCTAATTGAAGTTCGTGCACCTGCTTCAACGCAAAAGACGCTTCCTGTTCTGGGGTTGGCCCGTAATTGTATGGCGTACCGTCTTTTTTCAGGTGTACCCCGCCATACACATAATGCCATCCCCAAACGCTAATTCCTGCCGCCCGGAACGCCGCCACCGCTGCCGGCATATCCGAGAAACTCGCGAAGAACTGAGACGCTGCATCTCCGATCTTCAGCGTCACCCAGTTCAAACCCAGCGATTTGCACGCCTGCACGATCGCGCTGATCGAACCATCTTCGCAGTGTTTGCTCTTCCAGATAAATATCCCTTTGCCGTTGATCATAGCCAGTTCACCTCATCGCAATAAGCCGTTTCTGGCTTGCCGCCTGCTGCGCTTTTCTGCTTGCCTATCCGTGCTACAAACGGCAGCAGGCTTTCGATATCTGTTTCGTCAATATCTCTCAGCGACCAGCCAAAGGCTTGCGCCAGTGTGATCTCCAGGTCAATCATCCACACGCTGCCGTCGCTCTCAATTGCCTGCGCCGGGCCGCCGTTCAACGGTCCGGCTTGATAGGGTTTCCCATCGCCTGTTTCGCTTTGCTGATCACGGTTTGCAGCACCGTGATCATCTCTGTGATGTCGGCCCCTTCGTTCAATTCGTCAATCGTGAACTGGTTGCCGAATGTCTCGACCACCAATCCGGCCAACTCATCCAGGCTCTCTTCGCCCAGGTCGTCGACATCAATGCTCTTGCTCAGCCGCACCGCTTTTTTAAGCAACTTCCACGGCACAAAGCCGCGGTTAAACTTCTTTTTGGGCTCGCTGTTTTCGTCATATAGCGTAATCGTCATCATAGTGGGCATAGGTTCGATCTCCGTTGCCTGCGGATACGGCCGAGGAGCAGCCGTACCCGCAGGCTTCTTTTAGGGTAGGGTAGGGTTAGACAGTTGCGAAGTTCACCACACTGCTCAGCGTCTGCCCGTAGATATCGGTTACCGCAATGGTCACCAGGTACGTGCTGCCGCCGGTCAGATCGGTAGTCGGGTCAACCGTCATGATCTTCTTGGTGGTATCCAGGCTGTTGGTGGTCGCCTTCAGCGTCCCATCCGCCAGCGACACGATCACACCGTTGATCGCCGCATTCACCAGGGCATTGTTGAAGGTCAGGGTGATGGTCTTATTGACCGCCACACCGCTGGCGCCATCCGTCGGGTCAGACGAACTCAACGCCAGAGCGCTGGGGGCGCTGCTGGTCGGCGTCTGCACCTGGCTGAACCAGCCCGTCGCGCTAAAGCTGGTCGTGTCGGTGTCGCCGAACACCCGCTTGTAACTCTTGCTCAGCCCGAACTGGTACTTCGTCCCGATCGCATGGTAGATCAGCTTGGTCGTCTTCGGACTGACCTTATCTGCCTTCGTGGCCGCCTCTTCCGCCGGCTTTTCGAAGCGCCCTTTCAAGTACGAGTAGTAGCGATGCCCGCCCCCACTCTTTTCGGCCCGAAACATCAGCGCAAAATAGGGCGGTTCAGCGTTCCCACTGTCGAACACCCGCCCACTCCCGGCGTCGAAAGTCTCGCCGGAAATCTTCGCCAACATTTCGTTCGGCACCCCGGTCAAATCTAATTCAATGACCGTTTCCCCTTCTGCCGACATGACATCGAAGGTCTGGTTATCCGCATATTGCGGTTCGTGCGAAACGCTTGGCTTGTGGCTCGCTTGAGCCGCCGGCGCCAGGTACTCTGGCGTGTCGGCCGTGTACGCTGCTGCGCTGTCGACTGTCACCTCGGCCACATACAGGCTGTCGAGCCCGACCACACTGCGATATTCATTCGCATTTGGATTAATTGGCATACTCTCATCCTCCTTGGGCAGCGCCTAACTGCCCAAATCCCGAACATAATCGAAATCGAACGCAATCCCAAAGTGCCGGCCGTCCGGGTCGTACTCCAATTCGCGTCCGTTGCTAAACATAAACCCGGCTGCCGTCATCGCTCCGATGACGTCTGGCAGCCCTGCCAGGCCGCTGCGGCTGCGGACGGTTACCTGCACCAATTCGTCCCGCAGCGTTTCTTCGTTATCCGCGTGTTGCAGCGGCGACATGTCAATCAACTGGTAAGTGATGTACTGGTCCGGCAGCGCTCCCCCCGGCGTCTCCATCAAATAGGCCTCAGCCGCCAACGGAATGCCCAGGCCGGTTAATGCACTCTGCGTCAACTCCCAGATCGTCGCTGTCATTTGTTCAACCACTCCTGGAAGACTTCTTCCATCGCCGCCTTGGCGGACTCGGCGTCACTACGCAGCGTCCTCCGCATCCACGGTCTCGCCTTGATCCATGGCCGTGACACCCGTCGCCCGGCCGTCTTCCACTCGATCTTTGTCCCCTTCTTCCCGTAGCGCGTGTCATAACGGCGCACATCAGAACGCTCCCGAGTGGTGCCATCCTCATTTTTTCGCTTATATTCTCTCGCTACCTTGCGCCCTCCAAACTCATAAGTTGCTGCCATGCGCGCAATCGGCAGCGGCGAACCGTGCAGTACCCCGATATACACAAAATGCTTATTACCATCTCTCATAACCCGACTGCGATTGATAAACGGAGGGATGCGCCTGCTCCAACTGGCCCGGCGTCTCATACCTTCAACCAGCACATCCGCGCCGGCAGCCAGCGCCTCATCGGCAACCTGGTCAATGTCCTCGCCGGCCTTAACCAGGTCTTCCAGATATTGGTCAAAACCATCCAAAGTTAGTGTCACTTTTGTCGGCATATAATCATCTCCACGTTTTCTCTTCTGTTCCCCCTTCCTTTTAGGGAAGGGGGCTAGGGGGTTAGGTACAGTCTACTGTCTACAGGCTACAGGCTACCGTTATCCACCTGCCATCCGCTTCACCTTCAATTCAATGTACTCGTTGCGTTCCTGGACATTGTCCAGGCTCACAATTTCATACCTCACACCGCCTTTCAACACTGCGCAGGTCTCATCAATGTCGCTGCGCCAGCGGATCCACACCGTCGCCGGCTGGCTGGCCTGGACCGTATTCGCCAACCAGACTTCGCTGCCGTGCAAATTCGCCCACTTCGCCCACACCGTCGCCAGAGTCGTCCACCCCGGCACCTGGAAACCGCCCGTTTCCGTGGAAACGGTTCTCTTTTGGATCGAAATCGATGTGCGCATTTCGCCTGGATTAGTTGGTTTGCCGTTCAGGTTCATGCCGGCCTCTCCAGCAGCGCCCGGAAGTATTTCTCCTCCAGGTCGCTGCTGCTGGTCTGCTGGATTTCGTCATCGTAGGTGATCACCGTCTCAAAACTGCCCGACTGGTCTCCACTCACATTGACCACGCCGATCAACTGCGTGACTTGGTCGCCGCGCCTGGCGCCCGGCAGTGGGATCGCCCCGGCGCTGCTCAGGCCTTCGAAGATCACATACCGCAACGCCA